GGAAGGGAGTAAGATAATGGGAAGATTTTATCAAGGCGATATTGAGGGCAAATTTTGGGTCGGTGTGCAACCATCCGATGATGCAGATTTTTTTGGTGTAGAGGGTATTGAAGTAGAAGACCCAGATGAACCGGAAGCTCTTGATTATGAGTTTTATAAAGAACACGAACCCAGTGTTCGTGATGGCTTGAAAACATGTCTTAAAGAATTAGGAGATACCAAGCCTCACTTGGATGAATTTTTTATGAAGAATGATAGCTATAATGATAAGATTTTAATTGATTATCTTCAATCTAAGATGGGATGGAGATACTCGGAAAATGAAGTAATAGATTTATTAGGATGGTATGCAAGGTATGATTTAGGCACTGAAATTTTAGGGTCTATCATTAAGCACGGGCAGTGCGTGTTCGAAGCAGAATGTTAGAAGGGAGTGAGATAATGGGAAGACCAGATAAGTATGAAATGGCGGTGAGTAATGTTTGAGGATGATCCAACAGCCGACGACTTTGATCGGCACGGCACAGTTCGCAGAGTCGAGACTCGTTTGTTTTCGGGCGTTGGCTTATCGTCAATGTTCAAGTCCGGCAATGGCGAGGATCTGTGGGGCTATGAGGAGCGTACTATCAGGAACGCGAAGAAGGCGACTGGTACATTTTTTAAGGAGATGGCACATGGGTAGAGTCAAAGCGATGATGATGGATCTCGAAGAGAAGTTCGCGGACAAGGCTGTCATGGTGGCTGATGATTGTGAGACGTGGCACGAGTTCTCCAGCAAGATGGAGAGTCACATGGGTCTGGTGAATCACATGGGTCTTGATGACGTGATGAACATGATGGCTGAGATCTGGACTGAACATCAGGAGTCCGCTGGCAAGGAAGCATATGGGGGCATGGTCAAAGATGACTAGTGTGTCGAAGGAAAAGTATAAAGCTGGCAAGAGTGTGCAGAAGTTATTGCGCGAATTCGAGGCCATGGAACTAGACATAGACTTTGCGGCCTATCTGTTGATGTCCGCAGGCCTGACTCTTGCCATGCAGAATAACATGGGTAGTTCAGTCGAACTGATGCGACTGATGACTGCATCGATGGTATGTGCCTCGAACAATCTAGCTGACGAGGAGGATGAGACATGTCATTAGAAAAGTATGTGATCGTGTTCGATACTGTGTGCGATGGCTGGCAGGCCGTGATGGACGGCGAAGAAAATCCTGCCCTGTTTGATTCCAAGGAAGAGGCAGAAAAGGAAGTCATGGATGATTTTCAGCAACTCCAACGCAATCAGATAGAGTCTGGTATGGAGCCTGATGAAGAACCAGACGAGTTCGTAATACCATTGTCGTTATACACACAAGGTCGCAAGGTAATATTCAAATGATTATTGAAGGGGATGAATCATGGGGCAAGGTTATCGAGGATGATCGTTGTCCAAGGTGCGAGGGTCAAGTCACCATGAGCGGTGAGTCGCAGGCTAGGTGCACGATCTGTGGTCTGATGATTGGTTACAATTCAGCAAAGGAGGAGTCAATGCTGACAGAGTCGGAAGCGAAACCCATCGAGGAACTAACTTGGTCTGATGCGGTTCATGTGATGGAAGAAGTCATCAACGAAAAACTCAAGACTCTTGATACTAAAGAGGATGAGGATTTGGATAGGGCTATGAAGGTAGCCTTGGCGTGGCACAGGATCCTGAGAGGTTAGTGTCACAAACTCAATGTCATTTATTAGAGGAGTAAGAAAATGGCAGTATCAAAGAAGACTACTACGGAATCAATCAACATTCCGGTATTGAAGCAAGGTTTGATCAAGTTACGTTTGATCGGACAAACACCGATGTACTTTAATAGTATGTCATCAAAAGCAAAGCGTGATCTACTTGTCGGTGCAGGTCGTAAGACTGCGGCTGAAAAGAAAGAGATCAAGCACAATCCAGAGCAGGAGTTCGTGGACTCTTTTCATACGCAACCAAAGGGCAAGACACTGTTGTGCTTTCCGGCGGCAGGTGTGAAAGGTGCGATGGCTACAGCCGCACTGGAAACGGCAGGTGTAAACAAGACAAGCGTCAATCGTTTGATCTTCCTGCCGCAGACCAACATCAATATATGGGGCAAGCCCTATCTGAAGATCGATGTGGTGCGTTCGGCTGACATGAACAAGACACCTGACATGCGGACTCGAGCCTATCTGCCAGACTGGTGCGCTGAGATCGAGATCCGGTTTGTTACGCCAACATTCAGCAATGCTTCGATATCGGCACTGGTAGCGAACGCAGGACAGTTGATTGGTCTTGGTGATTTCCGACAGGAAAAGGGTCGCGGTTCGTTTGGTACGTTTACGATAGCTGGTGCCAGTGCAGGTGGTGAATTCAGCATGGATGAAGAGCATCAGGAGTCCTGGGATATCTTGATGCAGGAAGGTCGCGAGGTTCAAGAAGCGGCTCGAGACAATCCAGAATGTGCGGATCAGGAAACAGCAGAGCTTATGCAGTTCTTACAAGAAGAGCGGTTGCGGAGGGCTGCTTAGTTATTAGACATGGGGCAACGCACATCGAGCGTGTGCGTTGCAGCATATCCCTGTCGTGGGTTGTGGCGGTTATGGTGCGGTGAGATATGGTGTGGCGAGGTAAGTTTCGGAATGGCGAGGCGCGGCGGGTTACGGCGGTTGGGTTATGGTAGGTTCGGGTATGGTCGGTTCGGGTCAGGGATGGCGGTTTTGGCAGGGTTGGGTCTGTTTTTGTATGGCGTGATGCGGTGAGGCTTGGCAAGGCGGTTGTGGTCAGGACAGGTGCGTTGGGGCAAGGTAAGTTGGGGCGAGGTCAGGCGGTTGGGGCATGGCTTGACGTGGCTTGGTAAGGCGCGGAGCGGCAAGGCGGTCAAGTAAATTTTTAACAAGGAGAAAGTAATGAGTAATTTTGCAAGGAAGACTAAACAAAGAATCATCGATGAGTACCTACAGGTAACAGGATTTAACATGTTCAAAGCGGATGAGTTCGTTGACTGGCTGTCTGGTCAACCGGAGCATGAAATGTATGATGCCTTCTATGGCATCGATGATGCAACGGCGGCTAGGCAGTGGCGTATCGACATGGCACGGCGCATGGCAAGCGGTCTTAGGATCGTGGTCGAACAGACAGATATCAAGCAGAGCGACAAGGTGTTGACGATTGAATACCCTGCGTACATCTCGCCTGTAGCCAAGCGCAAAGAGGGTGGCGGCTACGAGCCGTTCGATCCAGAAAACGAAGAGTCTCAGGCTGAGTTGCGGAGGCAGGCAGGTGTGTCGCTGGCGGCATGGCTCAACCGCTTCCGTGGCTGCACTGAGAACATAGGTCTGGACGTGGCTTACATCGAAGAGATGGTTCGTATGCTGCGTGATGACAAAGAGGCTGACGTAGCATGAGTGACACAAAGTCGATGGACAGAATCATCCGCATTCTTGACGATGAGTTGACACTACTCATGGACTCAGGCTTATATCGTGAGGCGGAGAAGACTCGAGGCAGACTCGAGGTCTATATGGAAATGCGTAACAAAGCCAAAGAGCTACGAGGAAAGTTGGATGACGGATGATGCTGACAATGTGGTTTACCTGAAGCCAAAGCAGAAGGTAAGCAAAGTGCCAATGGCCTCAGTGCCTGCGGTGTGTGGCATAGCCGCAAAGATGATGGATAGTGCAATTATTGTGGGCACGGCGGCAGATGGCAGTATCAAGATGATGACTACGATAGAGGACGTAGCTGAGATCATCTGGCACTTGGAGGCGGCAAAGCATTCGTTAATGTCTGGAGATTTCGAGGACTAACAAGGGGCAGTTATGAAATTCAAATATAAAACCAAGCCATATGAGCATCAGCGCATTGCGCTCGAGCGTTCATACGATAAGATAAACTATGGCTACTTCATGGAGATGGGTTGTGGTAAATCAAAAGTTCTTATCGACAACATGGCATGGCTGTACGAAAACAAAAAGATCGACACTGCAATCATCGTTGCACCCAAGGGCGTGTACCGCAACTGGCAGATATCAGAGATCCCGGCACACCTCCGGGACGATATTAAACACGAGGTTTATGTTTGGAATCCGAACCCGAACAAGGGTCAGAAAGAACACCTACTATCAGGCATTGAAGAGTGTGGTAAGCTCCGCATCTTACTGGTCAACGTGGAGGGATTTGCAACGCCAAAGGTCAGAGCGTTCGTGGAGAAGTTTGTTCGTGGATCGACTTTCCTACTTGCGGTTGATGAGTCAACAACTATTAAGAACCCGAAAGCCAAGAGGACTAAGGCTCTGGTTGCACTTGGTAAAGCAGCATCGTTTCGGCGTATACTTACAGGGTCGCCCGTTACTAAATCGCCGATGGATCTATACGCACAGTGTGGATTCATGGACAAAGTCCTGCTTGGTTTCGAGTCGTTCTATTCCTTTCAGGGACGATACGCAATTACGAGAACTCAACGGATGGGCGGTCACAGTTTTCAGCAAGTCGTGGGATACAGAAATCTTGACGAGCTTTCTACCAAGCTGGACAAGTTCTCATATCGAGTTACCAAAGAAGATGCTCTCGATCTGCCAGAAAAGATATACACAGTCCGGCATGTGAGTCTGACTGACGAGCAGATCAAGCACTATATGTCACTGAAGAATGCAGCTATTGCATTGCTCGAGGATGGTGGGCTGGTGTCTGCACCTGCGGCCATGACTCAGTTACTCAGACTCCAACAGGTATTGTGCGGTCACATTATGACCGATGACAAAGAGCTTGTGGAGTTCAAGAGCAGGCGTGTCGATGCGGTGCTGGAGACAGTCGAGGAGATGTCCGGCAAAGTAATCATCTGGTCGAGGTTCAGGTATGACATACGAAACATCGAGGCCGCACTGAAGAAAGCCTATGGTTCGGACTCGACAGTCAACTACTTCGGGGATACATCGGACGAGGACAGGCAGAAAGCAATCAAGAGTTTCCAGTTCGGAGATGCGAGATTCTTCGTGGCTAACCCTCAGACCGCAGGCTATGGTCTGACGCTGACCGCAGCAACCAATGTGATTTACTACGCCAATGACTTCAATCTGGAGACACGGGTGCAGTCAGAGGATCGATGTCATCGTATCGGTCAGAAGAATACAGTGACCTATGTTGATCTTGTCTCGAAGGGCACAGTCGATGAGCATATCGTTAAGAGTCTTCGGGCTAAGATCGATCTGTCAGCAAAGACACTGGGGGAAGAAGCAAGGCAATGGCTCGAGCTATCGCCTCGTAAAGAGTAATCCTAATTATTATTTGACTATCGGATGATACATAGGATAAGTTGTGCAAAGTATCTTAATCAAGAGGAGCGTACTGTGGATACAAAGAAGTTCAAATCGGTGGCAGTGCCCGTCGATACATACAAAATATTACAGGATCTTGCAGAGAAGGAGCACAGGAGTGTGCCGATGCAGATCACTTGGATAGTTGAAAAGGAGGCTGATAAGCTGACTAAGAAATCTGCTTGACCAAGCAGGTTGCAGGCGATAACGTCTGCATTCAACCCGAAGGGGTAAAACTTTAACGAAGGAGAAGGAAGATGAGCGATATATTCTCGCTGATTGATGAGGAGGTCGATGCCCAAAAGTTCGACAAAGTAGATGGAGAGAAGGGCAGTGCGCTGTCTACTCTTATCCGTCAGTCTATGAAGATCGATGAAGATATTGCAGCAACAGAGCAGCATCTTAAAGATCTGAAGTTCCGTAAAAAGAAAGTAAACGAAGAAGACATACCATCTCTTATGCAGGAGATGGGTATGGATGGTATTACAGTTGATGGTAACAAGGTTACTTTACGTCAGTTTGTCCACGCTCGTATAAGTGAGGAGAAACGCGATGAGGCTTTCGCTTGGATACGTTCTATCGGTGAGGGTGACATTATCAAGAATGATGTGACTGTATCGTTTAATGCAGGTCAGGATAATGTGGCAGGAGCCGTCGTTGAGGATCTTAAAAGCAAGGGACTAGACCCAGCCCAGAAGACGCATGTCCATCCCATGAAACTAAAAGCATGGGTGAAGGAGCGTATTGAGAAGGGTCAGGAGATCGACTTCGACACGTTCGGAGTTTTCGTAGGAACAGAAGCCAAGATATCGAGGAGCTAAGATCATGGCAACAGAAGTAGCAAATGCAAAGACCACTGCGGTGGCAAATCTAATGGATGACCTGTTTGATAGTCAAGGTCAGGGTATGGAGACTATTGGTGCAGATGATATGCAGATTCCGTTCTTGCGGATCTTACAGCCTCTGTCACCGCAACTGCTGAAGACTGACTCAAAGTTTATTAAGGGTGCTTCGGCAGGTGATATCTTCAATACTGTAACTGGTCAGTTCTGGGAGGCCGATACTGGTCTGACTGTACTGATGTGTGCATATACTACCAAGTTTCTGGAGTTCGCACTCCGGGAGAACCAAGGTGGATTCATGGGTGAGTTGAGTGCCGATGATCCAGATATCCGTAAGACTGAGCGTAATGGTTCTATTGAGATGTTACCAAGCGGTAACGAGCTTGTCCGCTCTGCTCAGTTTTTGGTGTTGGGTGTCGATGAAAATGGTGCAACTACTCAGATGATCTGCGATATGAAGAAGACCCAGATGAAGATTGCCAAGCAATGGAATACTCGTCGGGCTGGTCTGAAGATCGCGCATCCAAGCAAGGGTATGTTTAACCCACCGATGTGGGCTGTGCCGTGGAAGCTAACCACTGTGCAGGAGAGCAACGACAAAGGTTCGTGGTTCAACTACGCAGTAGCGCAGGAAGAGATGGATAGCGTACCACCTGAAGCGATTATCGAGGCTCGTGATCTGTACAATTCGTTCAGGGCTGGTGAGATTAAAACTGGAACTGGTGAGGAGAAAGAAAAACAAGAAGACTCAGACGTGCCGTTTTAAATACCTCTTGGGGTGTCGTCTAGGTATTAACTAACGGCACCCCAAACCAACAAGGGGATACCCATGAGCTACCTACAAAGGTTCATGGCTGCGTTTGAGGGATTTAGTGCGGCACATGGACAGACACAAATATCAGAAGAGCGAAGGGCTGGCAAACAAAAGGCCAAGTCTATCATCGTTCGCAAACCACTTACAGTGGAACTCATTGCCGATCATCTAAAGGGTGGTCTTGGCGTGGGTTCCATACCCATCAATGAAGATAACAGGTGCAGGTTCGGTGCGTTAGACATCGATCAGTATCCGCTCGACTTAGCGGCACTTGATAAGAAGATACAGAAGATGGAGGTTCCGGCAGTCGTATGTCGATCCAAGTCTGGTGGGGCACATATATTTTTCTTCTTCAAAGGTTACATAAGCGCAGGAGAGTTTCGTGACAAAGCGTCAGAGATTGCATCGTATCTTGGATATGGTGGCTGTGAGATATTTCCAAAGCAGGAGCAGGTTATTGTCGAGCGTGGTGATGTGGGGAACTTTATTAACCTTCCGTACTTTGATGCGAAACAGACGCTCCGCTACGCTATTAAGGAAGATGGCGAACCAGCGACGTTAAAAGAATTCTTGGAGCTTGTCGATAGGAGGAGTGTTGAGCCAGAAGTTTTTGTTGGTTTGACTTTTGGCAAACAGATCGATGAGTTTGATGAGTGGGCACCCTGCCTGAACTGTATGTTTGGGCAGGGGATTCCCGAAGGCACACGCAACACAGTGATGTTTGCAGCAGCCGTGGGCTGTAAGAAAGAGCAGCCAGACAACTGGAAAGCTCGACTCGAGGAAATAAACAACAAGCATTGCACACCTCCGCTACCAGCGTCTGAGGTTGTGACGATACAGAACCAGCATGAAAAGAAAGAGTATGGATTCCCGTGTGATCAGGAGCCGCTCAAGAGCTTTTGCAACAAGAACTTATGCAAGACAAAGAAGTATGGCATTGGTGGTCACGCATCGAACGTAGAGATATCGGGGCTATGTGTAGTCAAGTCGGAGCCACCTGTGTGGTTTTGTGATGTGGCTGGGCAACGTGTCGAGATGACAACGGACGATCTGCAAACACCACAGAGATTCCAGAAAGCCTGCATGGAACAGATACGCAAGATGCCGCCGCTGATGAAGCTGGCGGAGTGGCAGATCATTGTGTCGTTGATGATGGAGGATATGAGTGAGATCGAGGTGCCGGAAGAACTGACATACAAAGGCCAGTTCATGGATCTGCTTGAGTCGTTTTGTGATGGCAGGGTACAGGCTCAGTCAGCCGAAGAGATCACACTTGGCAAGCCCTTCACTGATGAAGAAGACAACATGACGTACTTCAAGATCGAGGCACTGATGAAGTTTCTTCGCAACAACAAGTTCGAGACATATAGCAGGGGTCAGATTCAGGAGCGATTGAAAGAGATAAACTCTGGTTCTCCTGCAAATGGTAAGAAAAGATTTGTTACAACTAAGGGTGAATCAAAGCAGCTTCGGGTGTGGTGGGTGCCTGCGTTCAATACAGAGGTTCAAGTTCCAAGTATCGAGGTTAAAGATAGTGAGGTGCCGTTCTAATGGAAACAACTATCTTCGGACCCCCGGGCACGGGCAAGACAACAAGACTCATCGAGATTGTACAGCAGGAACTGGACAGTGGCACCAGACCTGAGTCGATAGCATTCGTATCGTTCAGTCGCAAGGCGGCAGAAGAAGCTCGAGAGAGGGCGGCTGCAAAGCTAAACATGGATGTGAATCAAATGGTCTGGTTCCGCACATTGCATAGCTTCGCATTTCAAATGCTAGGGTTGCAGGTCAAGCAGGTGTTGGGAGGCAAGGACTATTCCAAGCTGGGTGGACTCTTGGGTCTTGAGTTTACGTCCAACTCATCTGCAACGATGGCTGATGGTATTCTGTTCAGACCCGGCAAGAGCGGTGATGCGTACCTGTCCATCATTCAGATGGCACGGGTTCGAGGTGTGAGTATCGAGCAACAGTTTAACGATGTAGCTGATCGCAGGCTGCACTACCAGCAACTCAAACTGGTGGATCAGGTGTTTCGTGACTACAAGAAAGAGACAGGCAAGGTAGACTTTGTAGATATGATCGAGGACTTTATCGAACAGGGTGACAGTCCGCTGCTCGATGTTTTGATTGTGGACGAAGCGCAGGATCTGGTTCCGTTGCAGTGGCGCATGGTACATGAGGTGATGAAACCCAACGCCAAGCGCATATATTATGCCGGAGATGACGATCAGTGCATCTATTCTTGGATGGGTGTGGACGTTAAGGATTTTCTGAACGCCTGCGATAATAAGATAATACTGGACAAGTCCTACCGCCTGCCTGTGTCGATACACAAACAAGCTGACAATATGGTCAGGCGTTTGATAACACGGCAACCAAAGACATGGTCGGGCACCGATGAGCAAGGTGCGATTGTCTGGCACCGTGACATCATGGATGTGGATATCAGAGAGGGTGAGTGGCTTATACTGACTCGAACAAACTTCATAGCTAACAAGGTGGCGAGTGATCTCAAGGATCAGGGCTTCTTGTACTGGCGCGAGGGGTCGGGCTGGTCGATATCACCAAACGTGTTGAGCGGAATCGAGATGTGGCTGGATCTGTGTAGGGGAAGATTCCTGTCTGCGGCAGACATCAAGAAGCTATCTACGATACTGGCGGCGGATGCCACCACTAAGCGAGGCAGAAGACAACTAGGTAATCTGGATGCTGAAGAGACATATGGTTTCAGTGATGTCAAAACTCTGGGCGAGTTGACAGCAGAGACAGACACACCATGGCACGAGGTGCTCAAGGTATCCGAACGAGAGCGGATATACATTACATCTGTGCGCCGGATGGGTGAGTCAATCCTGACAGGTACACCGCGCATAAAGATATCAACCATACATAAAGCCAAGGGCGGTGAGGCAGACAATGTGGCTCTGCTGCTCGACTCTTCGAGGGCTTGTGTGGAGAGCAGGGATCAGGACTCTGAGATCAGGACATTCTATGTTGGCCTGACTCGCGCTCGAAAGTCCCTGCACATTGTAGAGTCACAATCATATTATGGGTTTCAGCTATGAAAGACAGACAATTCTTTTTGAAGACGGCAGAAGAGCTTATCAACGGTCCAAGAGCCAAGGAGTATGGTCCGGCCAGAAAGAACCATGAGCGCATAGCAAAGATATGGAGCATCATACTCGAGCAGGAGATCACACCTGAACAGGTGGTGGCTTGCATGGTGGGCCTCAAATTAGCTAGATTAACCGAAGACATGACAAAGGATGACTCATGGGTGGATATCATAGGATACGCTGCCCTTGGCGGAGAGATTGTAAATGACTGACAAGCAGATGAACCTTCTTGATATTGATGTCAAAGAAGCTGCCCTTGGATTCGGTGATGATGAGTGGGAGCCGCCGTCATCCTTTCCTGATCTTACAGGCTATGATCGTATCGCTATTGACTTGGAGACAAGAGATCCGAACTTGATGAAGCTGGGGCCGGGGTGGTGCAGGAACGATGGCTATGTCATAGGCTACGCTGTGGCGGCTGGTGATTTTGTTGGCTACTATCCTGTGCGTCACGAGGAGGGCAACCTGCCGGAGAAGCTGGTGGTTAACTGGCTGAAGAAACAGATGGCTACACCCAAGATCGAGAAGGTTATGCACAATGCCATGTATGATCTGGGCTGGATGCGCTGGGCAGGGATCGAGGTTCAAGGTCCGATAATCGATACCATGATAGCCGCGCCACTGCTCAACGAAAACCGTAGGTTCTACAATCTAAACTCTCTGACAGGCGAGTACCTTGGCGAATACAAGAACGAGAAGATGCTCAAGGCTGCGGCTGCTATGTACCATGTGGATCCGAAGAGTGACATGTGGAGATTGCCGTCGAAGTTTGTGGGCAGCTATGCCGAACAGGATGCTGCGGTAACACTGCGGCTTTGGGACAGGCTGCGTGTAGACATTAAGAAGGATGAAGTCACAGGCATATTCGAGTTAGAATCCAGTCTGTTACCCGTACTTCTTGAGATGAAAACTAAAGGTGTGCGTGTTGATATCGATGGTGCAGAGCAGATTCAGATCGAGCTTGGCAACCGTGAGAAGGAACTCTTAAAAGAAATAAGGACCGAAACCGGGGTGACTGTCGAGCCGTGGGCGGCTGCATCTGTGGCAAAGGCGTTCGATGCCCTTGGGCTTAAATACCATAGGACAGAAAATTCTAATGCTCCGTCCTTTACAAAGCAGTTTCTTAGCAATCATACTCACCCCATCGCGCAGAAGATTGTGAAGTTGCGTGAATTTAATAAGGCAAACACTACCTTTGTTGAGACAATACTTGAACATTCGTGTAATGGTCGCATCCATTGTGATTTTAACCCTCTTCGTTCTGATGAAGGGGGGACAGTTACAGGAAGATTTTCGTCGTCCCACCCGAATCTACAGCAGATCCCGGCAAGAGATCCAGAAATAAAGTCCATGATCCGTGGTCTATTCATACCCGAAGAGGGTACAAAGTGGGGCAGCTTCGACTATGCGTCACAAGAACCACGCTGGCTGGCACACTACTGTGCTCAACTAACGGGAGTTCACAGGCACCCTCAGATAGATAGTGTAATTGATATGTATCAACAGGGCAACGCTGACTTCCATCAGATGGTTGCAGACATCGCAGATATAACCCGTAAGGAAGCCAAGACTGTAAACCTTGGTATCATGTACGGTATGGGGCGTAAGAAACTGGCTGGTGTTATGGACATCGATGAGATGGAGGCCAAGTCTTTGCTCGAAAAGTATCATGAAAGAGTGCCGTTTGTGAAAGGTATTGCAGATCTGGCAGCGTCAACCGCTAGTAAGTCCGGGTCAATACGGACATGGCTGGGACGTAAATGCAGGTTTGATATGTGGGAACCTAAGTCTTTCGGGTACAACAAGGCCATGAAGCTCGAGGATGCAATCAAAGAGTATGGTGGCAAGGGTATGATACGTCGTGCCTTTACATACAAGGCTCTGAACAAACTCATCCAAGGTTCGAGTGCCGATCAGACGAAGAAAGCCATGGTAGATTGCCATGCCGAGGGCCTGACACCCATGCTTACAGTGCATGACGAATTGTGCTTTAGCATTAGCAGTCAAGAACAATCGGACAAGATTGTTGAAATTATGTCAACTTGTGTGCCAGATTTAAAGGTGCCCTTTGAAGTTGACGCAGAACTTGGTGATAACTGGGGAGAGGTCGGATGAATTGTTGGCATTGTAAGACAGAACTTATTTGGGGTGGTGATCATGATTGTGAAGAAGACAGTGAGTTTTTCTGCATGGTCACCAATTTAACTTGTCCCGAGTGTGGGGCATTTGTGGAAGTGTATCTTCCAAAACAAGAGGAGCAAGAAGATGTGGACTAAATTTTTAAAACTGTTCTTTCCCTGTCTCGTTAAAGAGCCAGAGAGAGCTAGGTATATGGATGGACGTTTGAAGGGGGACGATAAGAAAACTCCGACCATCAACGAAGCATGGAAGGGTGGTAAAGCACCTGCCAAAAAGAGAGGCCGTCCACCGAAGGCCAAGAAGCGCGGCAGACCACCGAAGAAAAAATGAGTAACTTTTCTGACGCAAAGCTGTCAGTAAGCCAGTCAGTTCAGTCCGTGACTCAGTTGTTCCTGAAGCACGAGTCTGGGCTGCTGGACGAAGCCATTAGCAAGCTGCATGAAGTAGAAAGCCTGATCCAAAAGGCAGAGAGGGAGGTTCGAGATGATGTTTGAAGCATTGATAGTTGTATGCATGTCCGCCGAACAAAAGGAATGCGCTGTTATTGAGGACACTCGAGGTCCGTATGTCAACGCAAGGACATGCGCGGATAGAACAGTGGAGATGTCGGCTGATATTTTAACAATCGACAAGAGATACTTTGTTGTAACTGGTAGATGCGAACCTGTTGAGACTACAAAACATCAATTCTCAGCGACCTGAAGGTACACTGGTACGTCTATCGTTCACGAGGTCCACGAGAATCGATGTTTTTATTCAATGATTTCAGTCATCTGCAAGGCTACGCATTCTATCGACTAATCGCCTTGCACGGTTTGTAACCTGTGTATACCACCTCGAGTCCACCATTTCGTCGGCTGCGGCGTTCCAATCACGGGCATCGACCCCGGCCTTCATGCCTTTGAACTTGCTGAGTCTGGGCCTACCCATGTTGAACATCATGTTTGCAATGATATGCTGGCATTCCTCTGGCAAATCATCAAAGTCTGGGTACAATACTTTGCACTCATCGATAGTTACCATCATATCAAGAGCAAACAACTGCTTTACTCGCTCCTGTTCCACGACTGTGCCCACAGGTTTGCTGTGTTCTTCGTCACTTTCTGTGATGAGGTGGCCTATGCCACAGGTTGGGAGTCCAAGATGGTCGAGATAAATCTCGTATTTACATCCTTCATCCTCCGCGATTTCTTCGCGTAGTTTGTCTTTGTTCATTAGATTTTTCCTGTTGCTTGTAAGTTTTTGAGAGCAGCAACCGGATTGCCTCCTCCGGCAAGCTGCTGTTGAAGCTGTGAGTTGTTAGCGGCAGAAGAGGTGCGGGAGCCGCCAAGGGGTGCGACCCCCGCTTGCGCTAATGACGGAGGAGCGCCATCAGCAGCAACTTGTTGGGTCGGTGCTGTTATTGTAGGTGCTTGTGACACAGGTTCTCCAAACAAGGGTGTGTCTGGTTGTTGTATATCAGGTTCTTGTTGTGTGCTTTCTTGAATTGTTTCAGAAACCAATGATTTACCTGCGAAATTGTTGTAAATATCTGAGAGTTCTGATGCAGGAAGTTCTGATATTGTCCTAGCCTCACCTTTTATTGCTGTTTCTATATAAACATCACGAAAAACTTTTTCACTTAAACTCACAGGTCTAAACATTCCTTGACTTATAAAGCCTAATTCTTCTGACCCTAAATTAGAATCACGCTTCAACGCCACTATAATTTGTTGCATAGATAAGCCAGCCGCTTCAGCCGCTTTTATAAAACCATACATTTGTCTTTGCGCTCGAAATGCATCTTCATTTGCAGATATATACGCAGCGATTACATCCTCTTTTGTAGAATTATTAGCTTTTGCTACCCTAGAAAAGTCTCCAAGAGACTGTGATCTTAATGATGTAAATTGGTAGCCTTTATAGGAAAGAGACTTTGGAATATCTAGTTCTAATTTTCTCATGCCAGTAGCAGCAGTAAAAGCTTCTTCATGTATGTTATATTCTCTGCCCGTTCTTGTTGGGTCACCAGTGGCTGCGCTTGACACACGACCTGCTTCTAGCCCTCGAGCAGTTGGTTTGACAAACAGTTCTAAAAAGGTAGGTGTGAAGCCACCAAGTATGTGTGTGAAGCTGTTACCAAGCTTTGTTCCAAAGTCATTACTGTCCTGCCATATTGGAGATCCAGTAGCTGTTTCGCCGCCTCGTCCAAAATAGTTCTGAGGCAAAGCGTCTTGAACTCTTTCTGCAATCAGTGACTCGCCAGCAAACGGATCCATGAAAGAGGCAAATGCACCCCACATTGATGCAGTTATCTGCTCTGCTTCTCCTGCTCCTATCTCTCCTTTTTGTTTGTATATCTCCATGGCTCTTCTAGCGGGAGTAAAAGCAAAGTCGTATGGCATCATGTAACTAAGATCAGCGTGTTCCCATTTACCATCTTTTGGCTTGCCAAGTGACATAACCAAATGACCTTCCATGAAATACGGCATCAAAGGCTTCATAGCCTCAACATCTTCTTCAGATACACCTGTTGCTGCGTAACTAGCTTTTGCAACGGCGGCAGGTATGACACCTGCCGATGCGATGTAGCTGGTCAAGCGATTAGCACCGATGGCTCTTACTTCACGTTCTAGTTGTCTCGCAGCAGCAATAGCCTGCTCGTCTGTAAAATTTCTTGAAGATTTAATTGATTCAATAAGTTCATCTGATGCTTTAAATCCAAGTTCTCTGGTCCCGCGTTGCACGATGTTGGCAGTGTTACGGATGACCTCTGCCGGAAAGGCCACGAAGTTTCCAGCCACAGGTATCTTACGGATAGATTTTATAACCTCTGGCACCCGTGAATATATAGGCATTGTCTCTTTAACAATGTCTGATGCGAACACATTTAAAAAACCATGCCTGCCAGTGAGTTCCGAGGTTCGAGGTGCAAGACCGGATTGTACAAGGCCAGAAGAAATATCACCAAGATTGTCAGGATCTAAACCAGCTTTACGGAATGCTGCTCCGTACTTTGCTTTCTCTCCGATGAACCCAACTGTCTTCCAAAAAGTATCAGTGTCTGAATATATTTTTTGTAAGCCCCTGACTCCGGGAGTTTTCTCTATTAGACTATTTAGATTAGTTGCAGACTTTGCAGAAGCTCTTCCATACTGTTCTCGCAGCAACAGTTGCATCTCGTTGACCGCTAGGTTTTCGTCAACAAGACCAAGATCACCAATCATAGAAAAGAATCTGTCAGATTCTTCATCGGATAATGCTGAAGCCTTTTTGAACACCGCGTCAAAAGCTTCTCCAAGTTCTGTATTTCGTGGCAGGTTACCATTCGCACCCACCATAAAGGTGCCTGATAAAAAGTTACGCATTTGTCCTATCGGGTTAAGGACAGTCTTACCCATCTGAGATATGCCCTTGGCCTGCAAAGATATAGCCAGCAATTCTGTTGCTATGTTTGTGTTTCTAACAGGTGTGGTTAAAGCATTATATATTTCTGTTGGTACATACTCACCCGTTAAATCTCCAAACTTTCCAGAAAATATTGTTTTGCCAGAGCCTTTGCCCTCTATAGCTTTTCTGTCTCCAAGTCTAATATATCCGGCATCCTGTAAAGTTTTCTGTGCACCTTTTCCTACGTTTTCACCTGAAATAACTAACGGCCTAGCTCCGGCATTAAAGAAATTAATTGCATCGTCGTAAGAAACTCTTTCTGTTTGAGCAAACTCACGAAAAAACTTACTGCTTGTTTCAAACTTAGATAGATCTGATACAGTTCTAATGTACAGTTCTTTTGGTTCTCGAACTTCATTCAAAAGCTCACGCAAGGCGGGTGCTCTTTCCATAAACTTAGTCCGTTTTTTAAACATCTCTTCTGACAACTGATACAAAGGTCTTGATGCTGCGCCAACCTTACCTGTTGTTGCAGCCCTCTCCATTATCTTGACCGCTGCCTCTGGATCTAATCTCTCATCAAGAGAAGCTTTGGTAAAAAACTTATTTATCTCCATCTTAGCGTTGCTAACAGCATCTGGTGTAGTCAGCTTTGGATCAGCTTTTTGCATGGCTTTAGCGATTTGATCTACGGCTTTTTTGTAAGCTGGCTTTTTAGCAACGTCTTTCATGGTGACTGTCTCAGGATCGAATGCACCCTCGTATAGTCTACGCAAGTAAGAACCACGGTTGTGTTCCATCTCTTTTATTGCAGCATCTGCTAAATCTCTGTTGACAGTTCCAGCGGCAACAGAATCCTCTAACTCTTTTATACCTCTGTCAGTTAACTCATCCACCTGATTACGCATCTTGTTGGCAGCAGCCACCACATTTTTTCCGTAGTCATCAAGAGCCTTTACATCACCCTCAAGAAAAGACAACAAATCATCATAAGCTTTTTGCACTCCCTCTTTGCCGCGACCAAAGAGCTTCTGACCTTTCACAACTTTACGAGCTTCTCTGTCAAATGATGCGAAAAGATTTGCAGCAGTCTGTGCCTCTTGATCTGTTACGTTGTCTATTGTTCTTAGATCTTCAAAAATATTTTTTGGTGTCTCACCTGCTGATGTAAAATATTTACCCACTCTACCATCAAAGGCTCCAGATAGTTTTCCGCCCAGATAATCAAAACCTGCACTAAAAGCTCGAGCGGCTGCTGGCACACCCGGAATCATACTCACGGCTCTGGTTGTAACTCCAAGAGCCGGGAACAAAGCTTCAAAGCCCACCCCTACAGCCGTGCCTTCAACTCCCATTCTTAATTTATTTCTGAGTCTGCGAAACGCTTCATCTCTGCCTTGAAGTCCACTATCAACTTCTGTCTCCAGTGCATCTGGTAACACATCAAAAGAGTCTGCAAGAGTTGCTGTACCATCTGGAGCAATAATCATCTCAGCAGCACCAGCCGTAAGACTCGTTGTTGCAGCTAACTTTGCTCTGGCAGTGAATGTATTGTCAGATCCAAGAAGAGCTTTACCGGGTTTTGACTTACCAAAGGTATCAGCGCCAGCTTTCAGTATGCTTTTTGAGGGCAGTGTGGCGGCACCTCGAGCAACGGAACTTGCCCTGCCTACCCATCCGATTACAGGAATCAATGCTGCACCAAATGTGGTTATGGACTCTGCTGTCTTACCTGCTGTTGTCTCGGGAGTAAATCCAAGAAAATCTTTAGCTGATTCAAAACCTTTGGTAACCGCTCTGCTGGTGTTAGTGTCGGCGATAGAATCTATAACGGCAGCACCAGTTTCAGCAATGCCTTGGGGCAAGCCAATCAAGCCTGCACCCACGCCCTGTGCTATGTCAGAAAAAGTACTTGTCTCTTCTTCTTTCTCTGCATCCGGTTCAGTAATTTGTGATACGGGCTGACCCAAGAGTGATTGTTCTTGTGATACAGGCACACCGAAAAGCTGTTCTTCTTCTGCTACGGGTACACCGAACAGATCCTCTGCCATAGTATTCTCCTATGGTTTTCTTTGTAGTACATTGTTTTGTACAAACATGGATCCAGATGGAAGAGCGTCAAACTCTTCTTTCGTACTAATAGTTGGAGACTCACTCATCTGCCACTCGGTGAGAATCGCTGTTCTTTGTTTTTCCGCTTCTGTTTTTTTCAAAGGATCAGTTATGTCTTGACTAGCCTTATCGTAGCGTTCTTTAAAATTAGTCATCCATCTTAAAGACTGATTTTTTGCAGTAGCAGAATCAGTGCTTAAATTTACACCGAATAAATTGCCTCCAGTTGATAAAGCGTTTGCCTGCTTATCCAAGTCAGTGATTTTGTAACTAGATTTGGATCCCAAAGCTACAAGATTTTTGTAATATGTTTGACCTTCTTCAGTTAGTTCAAACTGTCCAGTTTTTGCGTTGTACCCACCGAATCCATCAATAACCATTGTTTGTTTAGCTTCTTCCGGTAGCATCGCTATTTTGGCAGACCACTCTTTATAAGCAGTGTCTACTGCTAGTTTTTTATCAGCTTGTTTTAATTGATTTAACTGATACGAAAGATTAGCCTGCAATTGCAAACCGTTTAACTTGTAGCTGTTTTCTCTGTTTTGAGCGGCCAATAAGGCTGAATCAGCACCTTGTTTTTCTGCTTGAGCCAACCTCTGTCTTTGATAAAGATGTTCGTTTTCAGCGGCGGTTAGCGCCATTTCTCTATCATTTTTTGTTTTTATAAGGTCCATGGATATGGCACGAAGCTCTTTTCTATCTTCGCGCTCTTGTGCATTTAGAGTTGAAATATCTTTTCCATATCCCTCTAAGCCAACACCCAATCCTCGAGCAACATTAGTCAATGTATTTGGACTTTCGCCTGCTGCAATAGCTAATCCCGCTCTCATCAGACCCATGAAAAATGCATCTTTCCTCTTATCGTCGTAGTCTGTCTTATCTATTCCAGAAATTTTTAAGGCTTCGTCTTTTACATCCTCAAGGGTAAATTCTTTCGCGGTTTTTCTTTTTTCGTTAAGAGTTTTGTCAAACAGTTCTGTTGCGCTTTTTAGTCTCGCCTCAGAGTCTATGACAGCCTCTTTATTTTCAGTAATACCTGTCAAATAAGCATTATTAAATTTATTAATGTCAGCTTCAAAGGACTGTGTAACTTCTGAAGGACTCAGGTCTCGACCAAAAATTGATTGAAGCTGCCCTGCCGGGGTGGTTTTAGCATCCGAGTCTATCGTGCTAACTTTTCTTGGTGTTACATCTGTTGGAGGTTTGGTTGCGCTGGCCGCATCTGGGAAAATTTCATCAGGATCCGTGAAAATGCGTGAAGACGCGGCTAACTCTTCGCCTGCTGTAACATCATCATCGGCGAGTCTTGCAGAAATAGCTGCGTCAATGTTTCTAGCCGTTCCGGGTCCTAACTCTCCTGTGACAGGATTACGAACTAGTCTTTCAGAGCCATCTGGATTTACATAAGGATCGTCTGTCATTCCCATTGCTGCCTTACCGCGATCTTTAATACCGCGAGGAGTCACATAAGAAGAACGAGGTCCAGAAGGGGCGTATCCTGCTGCTTGAGGCATTATATTACCCAACTCATCGAACACCTGTCCTATACCTGACGTAAGACCGGAGGCTATCTTGCCCGGAGCATCAGTCAAGGCTGCACTGCGCTTTTTACCACCTTCAGACTGACCAACTGGCTGACGACCTGTAGCATCTGACAGGATGTTTCCAAAGTTTACTTTTCCGACTTTAAGCAACGGATCACTTGGAACAGTTTCAATATCAGCGCCTTGACCCAGACCTTGCGCCGAGCGAAGCGCAGCTAAGTTTGAACGATTAGCTGCCATTCTTTCAGCATCGGACACAGGTGCTGCTTGAATTTGATCTGGCACACCGGAGCGACCAGCCAAAGCATTTGCCGCTGCCATCTGCACAGAACGTGGGAGGCGTTGATCTGTGGCAATGTTGTTAAGCGTTGCCTTGTCACCCTTTGCTGCCAAGTCTCTAATGGCAGACATGTAATCTGTCACGGTCTGCCCACCATTCGCCATCTGCACAGGCTGACCCATACGTTGACGAACCACGTTGGATAACTCAGGTGATGAGGCCAAGATCCCGGCAGGTTGTCTTGACATACCGGGCTGACGAAACATTTTACGGTGTAGCGGATTCATCGTTAGCCCCCAAACAGTTGGTTAAAGCCACCAGCCTGACCAACTGCACCGAGGCCAGCAATACCAAGACCAAGTAACTGTGACCCCGTGCTAGGCGGCGGCGTTGTGGTAGCCGTGCTTGTCTGTTGTAGTGATGGCACACCACGGAAGATGTCCGACATAAATCCTACCTGCTGGAACGGCAAAGCCTGCTGCGCCAACGCATTCTGTCTTGACACATCCAGAGCGGCCTGACTTTGCTGCTGCTGCATACTGCCAAGACCAAGCAATGTATTGAGATCCTGTGTACCAAATTGCTGTGCTTGTCCAGCCATTGTACCATACTGTGCTGCTTGCTGGCCTGCGAGTTGTGCTGCGTTTTGTGCGGCCTGCTGCGCCTGACCATAACCGGAAGCCCTTAACTGCGCTGCGGTTCGAGCCTGCTGATCCATAATGTTACGAGATAGTTCCCCTTGTGCAATGCCCTGACGAGATCCACCAAAGGCCCCCGCACCTGCGGCCTGTGCTGCAAGCTGATTCTGCTGCATCTGACCAGACCGTGCAATGTCCTGCATCGATTGATCAATAACAGCCTGCTCGTATGGATTCATAAACTGAGACACTGCGCCCGGCTGATTAAAAGCACCTGACTGCTGCGCGGCTTGAGTAGCTGCTTGCATGAACGGCTGATAAGCACCGATGCCTGCCTGACCTTGTGCAATGGCATCTTGTTGAAGCTGACTTAGTCCGGCAAGTTGTTGCGGCGCATACGGCATTTGTGCGCCTTTGAGCGCCTCGGCCTGTGCAAAGATGTCCGCAAGAAAGTCCTCTTGAAAAGGAGCTAGACGGGTGGTTTGTGTTACGTTCTGTGTTGACATTACGCTGTTGCCTCCAGTTCCGCCATCATATCATACAATCGTGCTGCTCCGATATCTCTATCTCCACCGCCAGCACCTCGTACCGATTTGGCTGTTAGTACAAACTCCCCGTCTGATAGCTTGGCAGGTACAGAGTCCGAGGTCCCAGTTCCGGGACCCTGCACTTCACCATCAACAGCCTCATCGAAAGATCCACCATGAGCCATGTTCATGATACCGCCTTCGTTTGCTCTGACTACAACTCTGTCAGTATCGTATCTAAAGTCTGGGTTTTGGTACTCTTGTAGCTTTTTATTGTACTCGGCAAGTTGGACAGGATCAGCTATTTCATAGACCTTACCATCTCTGTCCTGAACTGTGCCAAAAGCTTCGCCCTTTGGCTGTGGTCTGTCAGGAACTGCTTCGCCTTCACCTTCACCTAAACCACCCAACGCACCCAACGCACCAAGGCCAAGTGACCCTGCCAAAAGATAATCACCCGCATCCATGCCAGAGAAGAAGTCAGCTATGCCACCGCCAGCGGCATCAGTTCCCGCCAAACCTGACGTACCCTGTGAGAAGGCAAGCTCATCAGGAATTGTTGCGGCAGCTTCTGCCCCCGGTCCCATTCCAAAAGCCGAAAACCCGGATGTGTCTGGTATAAACTGACCTATACCTGATGTTTGTGTTGATGGCTGAATGCCAAAACCTTGGGCCACGGACCCAGCACCAAAGGCCAAGGCTGAGTTTATCAGGATATCTTCTGTGCTGTTACCACCTTGTGCAAAGGTTCCAAGACCAGAACCTATGGCTGCGCCTTGTGGTCCACCCATCGCAAATCCCACAGCAGCACCAATCGTAGGCAGAGCCTCATTTATTGTGTCGCCAACACCTTCAACAAGACCGCCAAGGCTATCACCAAAGGTATCTCTGGCGCTGCCTAGTCCTAGTTTTTTACCGATGCCGCCGAATAATGCCATTAAAAAAACCTTTTTATAGTGCTGTCATTATACAGTTTTGCTAAGAAACGGCAACTGTAACAGTTCCAAGTGATGCCGTTGCTGCTACGCTTCCGCTAAATATCTCTGTCTTACCTGCTACTTTCAAAAACCCACCGTCTGCAATATATATGTCACCTTGCTGAAGAAGATTGTTGTTTCCATCAGTTGGAACTTCTGGAAAGTTAAGCTGTGGGTTTTGTGCCTGCTTCAAGAAGATCTCTAAAGCCCTTACAAGATCCGTTATATATTGTGTGTCAATCTGCTGACCGGGGGTGGGTAGCCTCGGAAATGGAGTTACGTTAGTAGCCATTAGCGCCTGCCATCTTGTCTAAGATCTACCCTCGGACTGCCAAGTCTCCACCGGACACCAGCCGTAGCACAATCAACCTTCAACGTAAACGCCCTGCCTCGTAGTCTAACGTCAGCTTTATTCGTAAACTGTTCAAAAGGCACCGTGGTCGTGGTTGCAGTTCTGTCTACCTTGGATAGCTCCGTTTGTAGATAGTTGCCACCGGGAAAGTTGTTAGACTGTAGCGTTAAGTTGACCGTTGGATCTGGGGTTGTAGAACCATTGAATGTAAAATCAGGTATTACTCGTCGTATAGATGTGAAGAAATCTCCATCACCCATATCAATGGGACTGGATTCAAGTCTGGATGTCATCACTGCCCCATCGTCAGTGTACCCTGTTTCGTGATTGAAAAGATAATTGTCTGCCGCACCTATAGGGAAGGTGCGTATACCTCTGTCCAAGAAAGCTGAACGACCCAGATCTCCGTAATACCAGACACCCTCCTGATAGTTATAGATTACATAACGATCATTCTCACCTGTGCCTCCATTAGCAAGTGAGTTAGTGTTTGAAGTGTAGAACCAGATTATCTCTCCAAACTCTGATATTGCAGAGCCATACACCTTGTCAGCCTGATCATAATCAAAGTCGAAGAAAACTCTTTCTTTAACAGTACATGGCAACTGTTTTGTCTGTCCGTCGTACAGATAGAAATTCTGTCTGCCCATCCAGAAGATGGCATCATTGACCGCGACAGGAGCATTCGGCCCCATAATAGTTATGTTAGTTGCCAAAGGCTGTATGCCAAAAGTAAATGGAGGTCCGATAAATTGCATCGAATGCATGGAGCTATCAGTAAAGATTATAATTTCACGTTTGGTTTCTACGGCTCGAACAAACTCGGAACCAGCGCCGATCCTCAAATCTCCTGCTGTGTTTGTAGCTTTTGGTGTCCAGTCTGTGGCAGTTTCCTGTGACGAGAAACGTATCAACAAAGGATCTTGCTCACCTGTGTTAATTGTATCTGCCCCAAATGCTATGACATGACGATCAACGTCGGACACCATGACCTGCTTGCAAATGGTTGGAACGTCACTTGCTCCACCTAAAGTGCTGATGTTCACCGCTCTTGAGGTAAGACCGTCACTTTTGTCCCAGTAGAATATGCCTGCATCACGAGGGTTTATTAACAGATCCTCACCAAAATTATCGTGACTCCAGATTCGTAGCTGTGTTGCTACAGTCTGTGTCGCAGCAGACCCCCATGTGCCTCTGCCCCATGTACCCGCTCCCCAGCCTGTGCCGCCAACACCTGTATTAAGGCCAGAGTTAATCTGATATACGCCATCGACACCAGAGCCACCGTTACCACTGTCACTAGCATTTGCTGTAACTGTTGCTCCAGTGGTATCTTTAGCAATAATTGTATATGTGTTTGCAGTTGGAACTGAGTCTATCTGATACTCTTGATTAAGAACCGCAGCAGTAACAAGTCCACCCAAACTAGTCGCACCAGATATGGTAACAAAGTCACCCTGCACGGCTAAGTGATTAGCGTCCGTAACAGTAATAGTAGAAGAGCCGTTGGTTGCAGCAAAAGTTATGCTATTGGTCGAAGTTTTTCTTATAGGAGTAACATCATAGAACTGTTGACCTTGCTCAACATAGTACTTCGACTCTGTGCCCAGACCTAAAAGATCTCCACCATCAAGAGCTACCCAGTTGTGCAATCCTCTTACAGTACCAATATATGTTTCAGGGCTGTATTTTTCCCAACCGCCAATAACCTCTGGATATCCTTGCCGGAAACGCACCTTGTCACAATCAACCCAACCACCTTCGTTTGAGTATGATGTTACGTCACGGTTGATTCCGGGTTTGAACTGTAACTTGGTTAAAGGCACGAAGTTCTCCTTTAAATTTCATCAGGCCAATCATTAATTTTAGCAATAGTTTTTAGTGTGCCATCTGAATTACGCTCATCCTCAAACAAAGCCATAAATGCCGCTAAATCAGACGCACCATTTAAAGCTGTCTCTATTTCTGCACATTTAGTGCGAACTGCATCCCTGTATGTTGTGACTGAACTTGGTATGGCTGTAGACTTTTCAGCTTTGCGAGTAATATACCAATCATGCACTGCAAGTTTGTTATTTGCTGTGCGTTTTGTTTGTGCTACCCATGTTGTTTTTAATCCGGGTGTTACAATTTGATTGCCATCAGCATCATTTACTGGATTACCATCTGCGTCCACTTCATTAACATCTGCCAGGCTTTTAGGGATAAGGGTGCCATTAACCTGTCTGCCATGATAAAACCTGTTATCAAACGGTGCTTCAGATGCTGGTGGATCCTCCCATGTTAAACCGTATTGTTTTTTTAAATCATCGCTGTAACGCATCCAAGTTTTTGGGTGTTGGATATTGTTATGTACCCATCCGCGCCCTTCTCTGACTGTGTCATCTCCTAGTTTCCAAGGCATAATTATCTCCTATCGAGCATTAGAAAATTTAAATGGCGCTTCAGCCCAAGCAAAGAACAGCACACTTCCTTGATTGTTCGCAAAATTTCTACGACATTTAAATCCATTTGACAAAAAGTCTATATCATTATCCGTTTGCTCTGTTGCTGCTGAAGCTGCAAAAGCTCGTAAATTATCGTTATCTACGTTATAGCCTTCTCGCTTATTGTCATATAAAGACCAATCAACACCACCTGAATCATGGCGTTTTAGCCAGATGTAAGCGGGACGAAAACCTAGATATACAAAGGTGCCATCAGCGGCTGAATTTCCTGAAAACGAACCAAATTTACTATAGCCTTCAATCGAGGAAAATACATACGCTAGGTAATCGTCACCACTTTCATTTACTTGATTGTGAGTTTTTACGGAAAACACATTGGCAGTAGGTGCGGTATCATTCCAATCATCAGAATCACCTGCTCCAGCAGTGTCATTA